CAACTAGCTGGTCAACCACAAGGTTATGAAGAATACAAAGGTGAAGAAGAGCCAGAAGCTGAAGAAGCTGTTGGTGAAGAAAGAGATGTACAACATGCTAACACACCACATGAGCAAACAACTGACGTCGATACACAATTAAATAAAATGTCAGGTGGTTTAAATGGCCCTAAAGATAAGTCAGCATTGCGTGGAGACAGCGTTAAACTACACGACAGCAAAGAGATTGAAGAAAGTCTAACAGACTTATATAAAGCATACAAAGGATAGTAATATGCTTGTGCGTGAAGTCTTAGTAAGACCTAACAAAATACAAGAAGCGTTTGAGTATCATGTAGCTAAGAACGTTCCTGTAAGAGAAAATATTTTCAGACCTGGTAGTGATAACTACTTTGAACTGTTTAACTATGCTAGACAAAAGTTCATTGAAGGTAGTTATACACCAGACTGGGAAGATCAGGAAATTCTTGAATCTGATATTGGAAATGTAGTAACTCTCAAAAACGGATACAAAGTACCGTTAGATCAGCCCTTTGCTGATGACAGTATTTCGGAAGCCGAATATCAGGGCAGAAAAGTTGAACTTAATAAACCTAAACGAGGTGGTTCTAAAAAGTTCTATGTCTACGTAAAAAATCCAAAAACAGGCAAGATCAAAAAAGTTTCATGGGGAGACACAACTGGATTATCAGTTAAGTCAGGTGACCCAGATAGAGTAAAATCATTTGTTGCTAGACACAAATGTAAACAAAAGAATGACAAAACTAAAGCAGGCTATTGGGCTTGCCGAACACCAAGATATAAAAGTTTAGGAGTTAAAGGTGGTCAATGGTGGTAAACAACCATATTTCGAAACAAGTCTAGGTAATACAGTATATAGACGTTTCGAAGGAACTGTAGAAGAAAGCGACCTAGTCTGGCATCGCGATGCAAATGATCGCCAAATAAAAGTAGTAGAAGGTCGAGGATGGAAGTTACAATTTGACAATGAATTACCTGAAGAATTAGTTGAAGGAAAAAGTTATTTCATTAAAGCACAGGAATACCACAGACTAGTAAAAGGTCAAGGTAAATTAACTTTAGAAGTGATAGAAGAAGAATGAGAGCCAAACAATTTATTACAGAAAGAAATAAGCCTGGAAAACCTGTACCTACGCACAATGTTGCTAGTCCAGGAGCAATGACTTCAAGTCGTGCTGATAGGTATTATGGATTATATCGTGCTAGTATGTTAATGGGACGCTACCCAGAAAATTTTGAAGATATTGATTTAGAATCAATGATGGGAAATAAAATGTTTGTCGGAACATATACAGAAGAAGAAGCAGAAATGTATCGAGAAGCATGTAAGGCAATGGGGATGGATGCAGAAGATATGATTAAAGGCCCTAGTGCTGAACCTGAAGATACAAACACACAATCAACTATTCAACCATTTAAAGGATACCCTAGATAATGAGTAATTGTAAAAACTGCGGTTGCGGTTGCCATTGCGGACAATCATGCACAGACTGTTGGGAATGCCCGGACTGTGATTGCGAAAGTACAGACGACAGCATTAGCACTGCACAAGTTTTATCAGACGTAAGAGATTAACATGTACGAATATGCAGTAACAATTAAAAGAGTAGTGGATGGCGACACTGTCGATGTAGACATTGACCTAGGCTTTGGTGTAGTATTAGTTAAAGAACGTGTTCGCATAATGGGCATTGATACACCGGAAAGTCGTACAAGAGACAAAGTAGAAAAAGTATTTGGGTTAGCCGCAAAGGATAAACTTAAATCATTGCTAGGTAAAAAATCAGTTCTAAAATGTAAGAAGTATGATGCCAAAGGTAAGTTTGGACGTATATTGGGTGACTTTATAACCAATGACGGCAACATGGCAACAGATGTTATGATTGAATCTGGACATTGTGTAGCATACTTTGGTGGATCAAAAAACGAAGTTGAAGCAAAGCATTTAGTTAATAGAGAAAAACTTCTACGTGAAGGTGCTATTAACATGAAAGACTATGACAAAGCTGTTAAGCTAATGGAAAAGAAAAAATGAGATTTATTGAAATCAAAGAAGCAGGTTGCCCGCCTGCTACACAAGATCTTGCTATCAACACAAAAAACAGAGATGCTTGCCATAAAGAATATAACTATGGCCCTTTAAACTTTGATCACCCGGGTGACTATTGGGAAAAAGTAGCTGATCATTGGGACACCACAGAAGAAGCCGCAAAAGAAAGTTTATGTGGTAATTGTGTAGCATTTGATATAAGTCCAAGAATGGAAGAATGTATGCCGGGTCAAACATCAGATGAACACGGTAAACTTGGCTACTGTTGGATGCACCATTTTAAATGTCATTCAGCACGTACATGTCATACGTGGGCAAAAGGCGGACCAATTACAGATGATAAAGTAAGTTTAGATTGGGGCAAGCGTGCTAATATGAACGAAGGTGAGTACAGAGACAATGACGTAGAAGAATTTGTTCCTAATGATGCCGAGCTTGATAAAATTAAAAATAAGTTTCTTCCTGATTGGGAAATGTTAGATCATAGAGAAATACAAACAATGTATGTTTGCCAAGATCATAGACAAGCAGAAGAAATGATAGGCTTTATTAATGACCTATCTGAGAAAATGGATCACTTTGCAGAAGTAACACAAGATGTTACAGAAGTTAAAGTAAAGACGTCTACGTTTGACGTTAAGGGTCTTACAGTGCTTGATTTCCAACTAGCTATGTCAATAGACACCTGGGCTGAAGAAAAAGGCATTAAACAGGCATCTACGTCAGGTAACTTTGGTATGCACGAAGATCAAGGCTTAACAGAAGCACAGTTTGATGAAGCGGCAGGCGAAAAGGATGCTTGCTATCATAAAGTAAAATCAAGATACAAAGTATGGCCTAGTGCATATGCTAGTGGTGCTTTGTCTAAGTGCCGTAAAGTGGGTGCTAAGAACTGGGGCAACAGTAAAAAGAAATGAGAGCTAGTGACTTCATAACAGAACTTAGTTGTCAGTATGGCGAATACTATTGTTCCCATGACAAGAAAATGAAGTGTCGCAAAACTCCTAAAAAATCAAGAACAACAGAAGATCTACGTGCTTGGTTTGGTAAAGGTAAAAAAGGCGGAGCAGGAGGAGGCGGCTGGGACCGCTATAACACTAAAGGCGAACGTATAGGTAAATGTGGAGATGCTGGAGAAGGAGAAGGCAAACCTAAATGTTTATCAAAGTCTAAGGCGGCTAGTTTAAGAGCTAAAGGCGGTAAAAAAGCAATAGCACAAGCAGTAAATAGAAAACGCAGACAGGATCCAAAGAAAGATAGGAAAGGCTCTGCCAAGAACGTCACAAACAAATACAAAAAATAATTCTAACACAATCTGATAAATAGTGTTATGGCACTTACACTATCAGCATCAGACCCAGATCAGTCCGCAATGAACAGACCAAACGATCCAAGAGATCCGAATGGTATAGCTCATGCAACTAACACAGTTACTCCAGCAGACACAAAAGCAGATAGAGCAACATCCAAGTTAGCTTATGCTACTTGGCTAGCTACTTGGAAAACTAATTCGGGCGGAGATGCAAGTTACGAAGAAGAATTTACTGAAGCAGGCTCCGGTATAACATACGCGGATGATTAGAAATGGCAGATAGAGAAAACACAACTAGTTATTCACACCCACAAGAAACTAACTTATTAAACCTACATAAGGCCATGGAGTATGATGCCGCTGGTCAACCAGTAGTACGTACAACAGGTAGCTACTATGATTGGTCAATCAATCTATCAGCAGGAAACTTAGATGGTGTTGGATACATTGAAAAGTTTGGACGTAATGCCACAATGTCAGCAAACATTGAAACTATTTGGGACGGCAGTAACTTATACACTTACCTAACATCAGCAAGTTCAGTTTATGTTACATCAAGTGATGTGAATGATGCTCCAGGAGATACAGGTGCTAGAACTGTAGAAGTACAAGGACTTGATGAGAATTATGCACTGGCTACAGAAGAGGTTAACGTAGATGATGGTGCTTCAACAACAACATTTATTAGAGTATTTCGTGTTCGTACAAAAACAGCAGGTAGCAGTGGCGGAGCAGAAGGTATTATATCAGTTCGCTCAGCGTCTAGCGGCGGCGGAACTTTACTAGCACAGATACAAAAAGTTGGCACAGGTGGTGGTGCTAGTCTAGGACAATCATTTATGGCATTATACACAGTGCCAGCAGGTAAGACAGCATACATAACACAATGGATAGTAGGTGCAGGTGCTCAGAACGCAGACACTACAGCACTTTTAGTATGCAGAACATTTGGTGATGGTGGATTTAATTCCAAAGACATTATCATATCAGCAGGACAGCAGTTTGCCAAAGACTATAAAATTCCCTTACAGTTTACTGAAAAGACAGACATTGAAGTAAGAGGTTTTTCTAGTTCAGCAGGTAACGACTGTTCGTCAACTTTTAACATAATACTAATAGATAACCCAGCGTAATGTTTCAACGTATTGCTGTTCCCTTAGTGCGTAATCCTAGATGCCAGCAAGCTGTTGACGGACTTACAGCCAAAGACTTTCGTTATTACGACAAGGATGGCTTTGAGCTATGTCAGGCAGAACAACGCTACTACGAAGCGGAAAACCACCCTATAGAGCAAGATATACTTAATCATAGACTATGGCAAGAAGAATGGATGACCATTGACCATGATAGACTACACTTTGATCATGCTATGATCTTACACCGTTGTTCATACGAAGGCCAAGCTAGGGAACAACTTCAGGAATTAAAATCAACGATACCACAAGCAGACTTATTGTTACGTACTAAACCTCAATGGGGTTACGACTTTGATCTAGACTACATCACAGAAAGCGGAGAAATCTTTGAAGTGTTACATATTGAATGTGACTTCAACGACTTTGATGAGTTTCAAGATAAGTTATATAAATTTGAAGATCGTATAGAACGTATAGACTTTGAAGAGGCCGCTAGATCAATATGGCGTGAAAGAGACCAATGGCAACACCTCAAAGCATTCACACAAAATGACTGGAAAGCCAACCACTTATTAGGTTGGGAAAAATCTGAGTATACAGAAAAAGCCTTATAAGTAATAGTAATTATTAGTAACTATTGCATAAGGACGAAACATGAAGTTTGACGCATTAAAATTTAAGTTATATTACGACTTTATATTAACACAAGTTTACCCTGAACCTGAATCAGACTACCATAAGATCACTACATCAGAAATATATGATCTTATGATTAAACCTTTAAAACTTAAAAAGACAGCAAATATTTTAGACGTAGGCTGTGGCCCAGGATATTTCTTAGATGTGATGAAAAAGAAGAAGTTTAAAAAAGCTGTTGGAACTACAGGGTCAGTGGAAGACATAAAGATATGTGAGGACAAAGGCCATACAGTACGGCAAGAAGATATCAGTTTCTTAACTGACAAAGATGAATCACTAGACTTTATTTTTTGTAGACAAGTATTAGAACATTCACCGTTTCCTTATATTACTTTACTAGAGTACAATAGAGTTTTAAAACAAGGTGCTAAAATCTATATCGAAACACCACAACCAAACTGTGTTAGAAATCACGAAAGCAACACAAATCATTATTCAGTGCTAACTGATCGTATGTTAATGAACTTACTCATTAGAGCGGGATTTGACATTGAAGTTTCTAATAATTTAGAGTCAACAGCATTGGATAAAAAGACAGGTGAAGAGTTCAGTGAAAAAGCATATGGCATAGTAGCAGTTAAAAAACGGCCAATTGACGTTAAATAGTAGTATGGATATAGAACAACTTAAACATTTAGCAGGTGTAAATGATACTCCTACCATGGGGGAAAACATATCAAACACTGCCTCAGCAAAAAGTGAATATATGAAAGCACATAATATTCACCCGGGTACACCTGAATGGTTTAAGTTATGGTTCGCACAGCCACATCTAACTGGCGAAAATCCAATGCCGAGGAAGTAATATGTCTAAGTCACTAGACGGTGTATTAATCAAAAAAGCACATAAGAAGCAACAGTTCACAAAAAAAGAACTCCAAGAATTTAAAAAATGTGCTGATCCAGAGAATGGCCCAATGTACTTTATGAGTAACTTCTTTACCATACAGCACCCTGTACATGGCAGTATGAAGTACACTCCATTTGAATATCAAGAACGTTTAATATCAGCGTATCACGACAATAGATTTTCAATATCAATGATGCCTAGGCAAACAGGAAAATCAACATCAGCCGCCGGATACTTGTTATGGTATGCTATGTTCAATTCAGATGCAACAGTTTTAGTGGCCGCACACAAATATGCAGGTGCACAAGAAATTATGCAACGTGTTAGATATGCTTATGAGTCATGTCCAGATCATATCAGAGCAGGTGCTGTTAGTTATAATAAAGGATCTATAGAGTTTGACAACGGCAGTCGTATAGTAGCACAAACAACAACTGAAAACACTGGACGAGGTATGAGTATATCAATGTTATACTGTGATGAGTTTGCGTTTGTTAGACCTACTATTGCTCGAGAGTTTTGGACTTCGATATCACCTACACTTACTACTGGTGGTAAAGCAATTATTACATCAACACCAAACTCAGATGAAGACCAATTTGCACTATTATGGAAACAAGCAAACAAGTGCGAGGATGAGCACGGTAACGAAACAAAATTAGGCATTAATGGATTTAAAGCATATAGGTCATATTGGAACGAGCACCCAGACAGAGATGACGAATGGGCGAAACGAGAAAGAGGCACATTGGGTGATGAACGATTTAGACGTGAGATGGATTGTGAATTTATTATCAATGATGAAACACTTATTGCACCTACCAAGCTAATTGACCTAGCAGGAATAGAACCAATTCAGCAAATGGGGCAAGTACGTTGGTACGACAAACCTAAGAAAGGTGACATCTACGTAGTATCCTGGGATCCAAGTTTAGGAACAGGCGGAGACTACTCTGCAATGGAAGTTATTAACGCCAACACAACAACACAAATAGCAGAATGGAAACATAACAGAACTACTATTCCTGAACAAGTTCGTGTGTTTGTTGAAATTATCAAACACCTAAATGAAACAGTAGAAGACAATAATTCGATATACTACTCAGTAGAAAACAATACACTAGGTGAAGCGGCTCTGATTAGTTTAGCAGAATATGGTGAAGAGAATATACAAGGTATATTCCTAAGCGAATCTAAAAAAATGGGCAATGGAAAAAGATTCCGTAAAGGTTTTAACACAACAAATAAAAGTAAAATTGCTAGTTGTGCTAAATTTAAAAATTTAGTAGAGTCAGGTAAATTTAAAATTAAGTCAAGATCATTAATCAGTGAACTTAAAAACTTTGTAGCACATGGCACAAGCTATGCGGCCAAACCTGGTGAGCACGATGATCTAGTTATGGCAACAGTACTAGCAGTTCGTATGATGCAACAACTACAAGAGTATCATAAAAATATTGGCGAAAACTTACGTGATCATGATGACGATTTCGTAGAGCCACTTCCGTTCATAATGATTTAATTGTTAGGTTAGATAAATACACTTATGATATCATTAGAAACCACAAGACAAAAACTGTATGATTTACTAGTTGCTAAGAGCTTTGATTTAACTACTCGAGATGCAAAAGGTAAAGAAACAGCAGATCCTAAAAAAGCAGATTTATTCTCTTTTAACTATAAAGTTGGCGATAATAACTACGGTGCAGTAGTAGTTACTATTAGTTCATCAGGCGAGTTAGAAGTTTATTATGGTGATGTACTAGGCAAAGGAATGGAGTCAGAAGATAAATCAGATTGGTATGATTTCTTATATCAACTAAGACACTTTTCTAAACGTAACATGTTAGAGTTTAGTTTAAAAAATATGAACAAACTAAAATATGCTATGCAAACAATGGCACAAGTACAAGAGTCTAAATACTACGGATTCAAAAAAACATCATATACAAAACCAACAAAAGAAGCAAAACTTAAAATAATTCATTCAAAGCCAATTGATGAAGAACAAGGTGATCAGCGTTACAGAAATGTAGCATCATTATATGTTGAAACATCAGAGGGCGAACGTTTTAAATTACCATTTACTAAACTATATGCAGGTCGTGCTATGGCAAGACATGTGAGCGAGGGTGGTAATCCGTATGACAGTTTTGGTTCTTATATTTGTGAGCTTGTTGATGATATTAAAACATTAAGTACTTTTACACGATATGCACGTGGTCACGAGTGGCAAGATTCAGAAACAGCAGGTCTGGCTGAACGTGGTCTTAAGCACTTTGGGGACATTAAACGTAAAGTCAAATCAATGATCGGCAAACGTGGATATCATAGAGCACTTGAAGATTTTAACACTAGTGAAAAACCACAACAAGAAGTTGTAGATCGTGTACGCGAGTTATTCACAGAGAGATTATTAGATCAACGAGTAGAGTCAGCAATACCAGTGTTGGCCAAACTTGAATTAGAGGGTAAGTCAATGAAAGAAATTAAAGAATTTGAGTCGTGGGCAGAAGACATGTCTTACGATGTAAACGAAGGGTTTGATCCAGAAGAATTTGAAGGTAAAGTTACTGTTCCAGGTCCAGGTGGTATTCCAACAGATATTACGTATACTGCTAAAGTAGACAACGAACAAAATCGTGTACATGTAACTAAGTGTTCAAACGATCAGTATAGAGATGAATGCCAAGATGACGCTGAAGCAGAGTGG